ACTTTAACAATAAAATTAAAAAAATACAAAGTGCAGGTGTTCCTATAACCTGTATAATGTCTATATCAAATTTAAGTATATTCTCTTGTAATGAATACTACGAACACTTTAAAAACTTTCCTATAATCATTGATCCAGTTAATAATCCATCATTTATGTCAATGAATGTATTAGATGAACAATCAAAACAAGAATTTTTAAACAAAGATACAAACCATTTGTATTTTGAAAATACTATACAAGATATGTCAGTTCCTTATACTGAGAACGATAGAGTAAAATTACAAAACTATTTGAAACAACTTGTTACAGTAAGAAACGTTGACTTACAAATTTTTCCACAACACTTTTTAGATTGGGTAAACAATTAATTGTCTTTTATTTCAGGAACGTGAAACAGATCAATGCCGTCTTTTATTAAATCGTCTGCTTCTTTTTTAGTAGCAGTTCCATAGAACTCTTCATTTCTTTTACCCTTGACTGCCTTACGTGCCTCTTTAGGAAAGTTTTTACCAACATTCTCAAATTTATCTTTAACGTGTTTCTCTAATTGCCTTAGTAATGTTCTTGCTCTACCACCTAACACCATTTGCTCACCAGTCATATTCAAAACGTTTTCTTTACCACGTTGACGTACATATGTGCGTGAACTCTTTACTTTTCCGTTTTTCTTTTTAACATTGGGAGACATTATATCTCTTCTAACTTTGATGCTATCACATATTGGACACAATAATTGTTTTTTCTTTTGTTGAGATTCAAACTCTTTGATAGTGGGGAACCATCCTTCAAATTTAGAATCACATTCACAGATAAGAGCGTACTTGATCATATAACTATTTAATAGTTTAGCATTGACAAAAGAAAAAGTCTAGTATAATATATTAATATGGCATTAGGAGAAAGCAAGTACGTAGAAGGTAAAAAGAAAAGAACTTCTATAGGTGGTGGTAGGGTAAAACGATCATCAATGAATAAAGCCAAGAAAAGATCTTATAAAAAATATAATAGACAAGGGAGATAATATGGTAGATCATTTAACAACTGACGATCGGGGCGACTCGGATTTGTGTAAACAAATTGAAACTAAAGATGCACAAATTAAAAAACTTTGTGCTGATATAGGCAGTCTTGAATTTCAAGTATCCGACTATAAACAAATTGTAAAAGAACTTTCAGATAGGTTATCTAATTACGAAACACTACACGGAACGGTATTTAAACAAGGATCTAAAAGTTCCGAAGAGAAAAAATAACAGCATCACTTTCTTTACGAAATTTAACGTGTTCAAAGTCTTCAACATAAACATTTAAAGGTCCGCCATACTTTGTTAGTATATCCTCACTGTCAACAGGATATATTGTTATTCTTTCTTCTTCAGGCAGTTTAATTTTTGTACCCCAAACCAGTGGCCACCAGTATAATGGATTCTTGCCAAATCTTTCATAAAGTATAAGATAAATGATTAAAGGTATTAGTGTAAAAGGCTCTGCCCACCATACCATAAAATTAAATGTAAACTTATCAACTAAATGTATAAACCCCCACCATAAACCAATAATTGTACCTACTAAACTTATTAGGAACCATGGTTCATCTAACTCATCTACATCATGATCATGATGAGAATACATCCTAATTTTTCGTTGATTTCTTTTACTCAATTTCATATACTAGTAGTTAGTTACGCGAATAATTACAAGAAACAAACAAAACAATTAAGGAATAATTAATGAAAAAAATGTTGACAATGGTTGCTGTTATGATCTTTACAGTAACATCTGCTCTCGCAGACTACACAATCTATCTTCCAACTAAACCAGGATCTGGTTTAGACACATGGGCACAGGTGATTATTAAAGAACTTAAAAAGCACGTTGACGAACCTTTAGTTACAAAACATATTCCGGGTGCAAGGCACCTTGTGGGTATGAATAAGTGGCAAAAGGATAATCGTTTCGACGACAAAGCAATTACGGTGACGGGCGGTACAACATCACTTAATACTTTAGTTGTTAAAGGCGTAGAATATGACTACACAACTTGGGACGCATTAGGCGTTCAACTACTTGATATCTTTATAGGTAAAGCAAAAACTTGGGATCCACTAGGTGATGTTAAAATGGTGTTTGGTAATGACCACGCCGCAGGTGACGTTACTGGAATGATTTTAATGTATTGTGGACCACTAGATGGCAAGATGACATCATATAAAAAATGTATTGATGAACGAATGACTTACGTTAAAGGAGTAGGTGACAAAGAAGGAACTCTTATGTTTATGAGAGGTGAATTTAATATCTTCAGAGGTAACCCAACTGCTTGGACTAAGAAAATTGCTAAAATTGATATTGGTGAACTTTGGTTTACACAAGGAGTTTACGATCCTGATAACAAAAGTACAAGTGAAAATAAATTTGCAATAGGTTATGACTTTGATACGGTGTTCGAAAAGACTTGGGGTGTGAAACCATCTGGCGAGTTGTATGATGTATACAGACTTGCACAAACGCAAAACGATGCTCTTCAAAAAGGATTATGGGTTAACAAAGGCAATCCAAACAGAGATAAATTAGTTGCCGCATTTAAAAAGATGTTGGCTGATCCTGAATCAAGAGCAATCATTGCCAAAGCATCAGGTGGAGACTATAATTGGGCACTAGGTGAAGAAGCAGATCAAATTGTTTTAGATCTTAGAGCAAACTACACTGAGAAGAAACTAAAAAATCTTGCTTGGTGGTTTAATACAATATTTGGTTGGAAAGCAGAATTCAAACCGGAATTGTTAAAATAAAGAAAATATATTAATGGCATGGAATATGTTCTATGGTGTCTGATAGGTACAGTATACGGAATCGTCCTCGGAGTGATTCCTATGGCAGGTGCCGGGACAGCCATGCTGTTAGTTTTTTCCTTTGCAGGATACTTTGATCCTAATCCCTATTATGGTCTTGTATTTCTTGTCAGTGTAATTGCATCATCCTCAACAGCAGATTCCTACACATCTTTACTAACAGGCATACCAGGTAGCAACACTACCGCCGCCTCAATTATTGACGGCTATAAAATGTCTAAAAACGGACAGGCAGGTAAGGCTATAGGTATTGCTATGGCAGACAGTACCTTTAATGGAATATTATTTGGCACACTTGCATTTGCTTTACTACCTTTTTATGCACCAGTAGTTTATATGTTTGGCACACCTGAACTGTTTATGTTCATGACATTAAGTTTGGCCTGTGTAGCATTTATAGTAACAAAAAGTCTATGGTTAAGTGTTATTGCATTATGTATTGGAGCATTCGCAGGACTAATTGGAATTGACCCGCAAACAGCCAATCCACGTTTAACAGGAGGTTGGTTATATCTCAATGACGGTATTCCTATTATGATGATGGTTGGAGGATTATTTGGTATTCCAGAACTATTAGCAGGATTTACATTTGGCAAAAACAGACCAGCACCTATTACAAATTATTATGGACAACTGTTTGATGGATTTAAAACAACACTAAAATTATGGAAGGATTCACTACGTGGTGGATTTATAGGATTTATTGCAGGCATACTTCCAGGAGTAGGACCTGTAGGAGATATGTTAGCTTATGGTGCCACAGTTAGAGCACATCCTAAGGAAAAATTTGGAGTAGGTAATCCAAGAGGACTTGCAGGTTGTGAAGGAGCCAACAATGCTCAGAAGGCAGGCAGTTTAATTCCTACTGTATTATTTGGAATACCAGCATCACCCTTCGCGGCTATCTTTATGGCCATGTGTATTACATTTGGATTAGATGTAGGCAATCCTTTTATGCTAGAAGACAAAACTTTCTTAACATTATTAGGAACTTCGTTTATTGGGGCAACTGCATTATGTTTTATTATTTGTATTTTTACATCTAAAATACTAGTTAAGATGTTAGAACTTCCTTATTGGATATATGCATTAGGCATTTTATCTATAATTGTTTATACTTGTCAAACTTACACAGGATTAGCGGCTGACTATATTGTATTAGGTGCTTGTAGTATATTAGGTATTATATGTTATAAATTTAAAATTAGCAGGCCTGCAGTCTTATTAACATACATTATTATAGATAAATGGCATAACCTTGGACAACAAACTCTAACAATGTATGGTCCAACAGACTTGCTTCAAAGACCATTATTTGTTATACTATTAGCTGGAGTACTTTATTTGATATACAGAGGTGCTACACAAAAAAATAGAGGTATAGATTATCATTAGTAAATATTCATATGTTAGATCAAACTAAACTAAACAATTTTTATGGTAATGATTGGAAAGCCAACATTCATTTATTCAAACATTCCGGTAAAAATTGGATTGATCAAATTAATAAATTAAATCCTTCATTAGTAATAGATGCTGGATGTGGTGAAAACTTTTTTAAAGGAAAAATAAAAAATTTAGTTGGCTACGATCCTGTATTCAAACAAGCAGATTTTAATTGCACTCACTACACTGCCCCATTTAAAGAACAATGTGCTGATGTTATTATAGCAGGAGGTTCTGTTAATTGGGGAGATAAGGATGATATTTCTTTTATACTTGTTAAATTAAAGTCATGGCTAAAGCCGGGTGGGAGACTTTTTATGAGAGGTGCACCAGGTGGTTATGATAACGATGCAGGACTAGATTGGTTTGTATGGAGTGCAAAAGATATACATTACTTTGCTAACTTACTTGACTTTGAATTAGTTGGCGATATTAAAATTGAATACAATGAGAACACACCATTAAAAACAAGGAAAATGCCACACAGATACGTTTGGTGTTATGGGAGGAAAAATGGATAAGTCATACAAAGAGAGACAAGACTTTCAAAAAAAAATTGACGCTGACTTGCAAGACTCTAATCAAGTAGTAAAGAATTATAAAGAAGCAGACAAAGACAATACTAAAAAAATGGAATACGGTAAGTCACGTTGGGACTACGAACAAAAGCGAGGACTTGAACGTGGTGCTTGGCATTATGATCATAGTAAACAAGATGATATAAATGATGTGTTATACTTTCACGGTAATGTTAAAATGGACTACGACTATTTTATTAAAAACTATGGACCTGATGCATTAGATAATCCTGTACATTGGGCAACACGAAACAAAAGTGTGGGAGGCAACTATGGTACTGACCAAGAAGTATATGATATAGTTAGGTCAGGAGGAGATCCTGAAGGCAAAATATATGGTAGAGCAAATATGTTTTCAGATCCTAAAGCACAAAAACTTGCAGAAGGATTGTTTGGCATACAAGATTACGAATTAAAACTACACACACAAATTACAGGTCAACTATTACATATCCATATGGATAACTTTGCCGCAAGACTAGATAGAAAAAATAGTATGGCAGAAATGGATTATGATAAGGACCCACAAAAGATAAGAAGATTCATTGTGTTCCTAAACGATTGGCGTATGGGGCAGATATGGTACCAAGGTACAGCAACTTGGACACACTGGAAAGCAGGAGATATTATTAGTTGGGACTGGCAAGATGTTCCACACGGTACAGCAAATATGGGTTGGTGGCCAAGATACATTTTACAATACACAGGATTAACAACACAAAAAACGTTAGACTTTATTTCAAACACAAACAAAAATTCACAACACGAATTAGATATACATGGAAACTAAAAAAAGATCACTGGTTAAGATGATTTCATGGCGAGTAGTCGGAATAGTCTTCTGGCCAACTGTAAGTTATATTATAACAGGTGATTGGGTTGAAACTAGTTGGTTAACAGGTGCATTCCTTTTTATGACTGGTATGTATTATGTACATGAAAGGTTTTGGGATAGCATCAAATGGGGCAAAAAATAGGTAATAGCCTATAGACTTTTGCTATTAATATGTTATAATATTGCTTAAATACCAATATGCAAAGAAAAACACGATCAATACTAGAAGAGTTAAGCAACGTATCTTTTACTAAAGATAAAGAAAATGTTGTTGAAAGTCGTGCATCTCATATTATAGAATCTGCTATACGACTTATCTCATTTATTAGAGAAAGGTTTGATCCTGAAACTGCATATAAATTAGAAAAACGATTTCATTCATCTATTAAAAATATGGACAGCAACAAGTTTTCAAAAGGTGTTGCTCGTATTAAAGAGAATAAAGATATCAAAGACAACGTACTTAAAATCAAAGACGGCGAATACAAAGAGGATTAATAATGTTAATAGAAGACGTCCTTACAGAATTTAAAAGGACTCACCTAGAACACATAGAAGATATTATCATCACAGATGGGTTTGAAGGTGGTAAAGCAGTAATAGAATACTTCCGTGGATTACTAATAACATTACAAGGTACATCATCTGAAGCAGTACAAATATCAGTTAAGTGGGACGGTGCTCCTGCTGTGGTATGTGGTACACATCCTGAAACAGGAAAGTTCTTTGTTGCAACTAAATCAGCATTTGCTCAAAATGCCAAAGTGAATTATACTAAAAAAGATATAGCAAACAATCACGGAACAGATGATCTAGGACAAAAGTTATTAAAGTGTTTAGTACATTTACAAAAATTAAACATACAAGGGGTAGTACAAGGTGACTTATTGTTTACTGATGATGATATAGTAAGAAAAAATATTGATAACAAACCACACATAACATTTACACCTAATACAATAACATATGCAGTACCTGAAAATTCAGATTTAGGAAAACAAATAGATACTGCTAAAGTAGGAATTATATTTCATACAACATACAATGGTGAAACACTTGCAGACATGGATGCATCAGCAGGTGCAGATGTAGAAGCATTTGGAATATCACCAGATGTATTTTTTGACAATGCAACTTACAAAGATGTATCAGGATCTGCTAAATTTACAGATGAAGAAACAAAACAATTTTATAACGGTATTGAAAAACTAGAAGCACTACTTAATAATATACCACGTGACTTATCTAGTTTACTAGGACAGAACAATGACTTTGTTGGCTACTTCCAATTATATATTAATGCAATGGTTAAGCAAGGACAACTGCCAACCAATGTAAATCAATTCTTGCAAGGTTTCAAAAAGTTTTATTTAGATAGAATGCAACAACAAATTGCAGGATTGAAAGCACAAAAGGCTTTAGCACTAAGACAAGACAAAATAAAACAGATGCCTGCATTCTTAAGCAGAGTTAAAAGACCTTTACAAGCGATGCTAACATTTTATAAAGCAGTACAACAAATGAAAGGCTTCATACTTAAGAAAATGAATCAGGCAATGGCAATAGGTTCCTTTGCACAAACAGATAACGGATTAGAGGTTACTGACCCAGAAGGATTTGTTGCTGTTGACAAGACTGGTAATGCTGTTAAACTTGTAGATAGATTAGGATTCTCAAGAAGAAACTTGACTGCTATCAAAAAATTCCAAAAAACTAATTAAAGTTTTATTAACCTGTTCACTTAACTTTTCTTTATTAAAAAGTGTATCATAGTTATGTTGTCTCAATGCAAGTGTTTGACGATATATATCGTTCCAATCTTTTGTTTTTAAATCTTTACACAAAGAAACAATAGCATCTATTTTTTTATCTCTATCATATTCTAAATCATATGACTCATCAAAATAAGAACCAAAAGTTTTAAAACCTATCTCTCTTAATTTTTGTAGATATAAATGATTTCCATGAACTACAAATACTTGTTGAGCAATAATAGGTTTCCATATTTTCTCAGTCATGAATACATCGGTATCATTATCATTAGTTTCAGAAACTATTGAGCAAACTGTATCAACATATGGTTGTTCATAAATGTCTTGATCCATTCCATGCTTAGGATAATTTTTAGCATCAACCCATGGTAGTTCATGTTCTTGTGTTAATCTAACTGGCTTATCTAATCCTAAAAAAGTATATAAACTATTTGATAGCACACCTTCTTTTAAAAATTTATTATATAGTTTTACTCTATGTTCTCTTGGTTCTTTATTCAAATATAAGAAGTCATATTTTTTGTAAAAATAACTACCAAAATGATCATTAGTAAATTTAAACTTATTGTTTAAATGTTTATCATACATATACCACCAGAACCAACTAACACCACCTGTCCAATTAAAAGAAGCTACTTCTCCTATATTGTTTGGATATATGTTGCCGGCATTAATATTTTCATGTGATTCCCAAGGTGATGCCATTATAAATTTAAACCCTTGACTGTGCAATAGTTTAACTCTTTTTAATAACTCCTCTTGATATTCTGAATTAACACATACTCTATTATTAGAAATAGCTCTATCAATTAAAACAAACCTCCTATCATATGAATCTAAGTCATAGTTGTGTAGGGTATAATACTCTCCTGCATAGTCTATTTTTTGATCTAGTAAAGAGTGTGCATCTAAAAACTGTTCGTAAGACTGGTGATTACCTGTTTTCATTAGATCAGTTAAAAAGAAATTACGTTGCATAAGCCTATAAATATGTGTATGTTAACACCGTTTTTAAAGTATGTATCTGAAGGTAGGGTTGTAAGACGCCAAAGCGACCTACAACGATATACATTTCAAGAAATTACTGAACGTATATATCTTAGTTTTCTTACACTATCACTATTAAAAAACTTCTCACAAACAGTAGGCTTTGTTAAATCATATGCCGCAACAACTTTAACTTATGGAACATTTAGTAGAGTAAGAACAACTGCAAATGATCTTCACAATATGTTAGCAATAGTGGCAGGTGAACCAGAACTTGCTCAAAAACTAGCAAACAAAAATCAAGCAATGGCATTAAGACAAAGACAAACTGTACCAGTACTAGCAATAAAAAGATACCTTAGAAGTTTTAGAAATGACTATGAATTCTTAACACAATTAGAATCAGCACTAGGTATTAGCAATCTGGACTATAAAAATTTAAGAAGAGCAATATCAGACTATCCTAGTTTAGATTCAAAAAGAAAACAATACACTGCAACAAGATTACTACAAGCATTAAAAGCCAAACTATCAGGGACTGACTTACAAAGACAAGCACAAAAATTTGCTGACAAACAAAAACTAGAACTAGATGATGTTGTTGACGCAGAAAGAACTGCACCAGGAAAAACAATGACATCAAACGAATTATCAGCATACAGATTACTAGTTGGTGCATCAAATGTAAGACGAGCAAAAGTTGCCGCTGATATGATCCGCCAAGGCAGAGCTGTTCCTGCTCCAATGATGTCCGCTTATGCTCCAATAGTAAAAATGATTGATGACATAGCCAAAGGTGGTTATATGTTCGTTAGACTTCTACAAACAATTCATGACCGAGCAAGAAAAAAGTAAAAAACGTAGACCCCTTTGTTTTAGATGTGCTTGTAAACCACACTGCGATAAAGACTGTACAAACTGTGAAAACTGTGATACTTGTGATTGTTCAAAATGTTTGCAGAGATTCTCGGTGGATGGGTAAAATAAATAATGGTGTATGGCAACACCTAATAATTTTAAAGTAACTAACGCAATTGGAACTACCGACAATTTTGCCGGTGCAGAAGTAAAGTTCTTTCATATTACACTAAAAAATGCTGGTGCATCTGCAATTGATGTACGTACAGAACTAGGTTATGACGAAACAATACACAATTTAATTAGAACAATCCTATTACGAGGTACTATACTTTATCAACGTATCGATGATGCATCATCAGGTAGAATGGATATTAGTATGGAACGACCAGGATGGACTGCCGCAACACTTCAAACAGAAATACGAGCTATGGGTACTACTGTTGGTGTAAACAATATTGATATATCAGGATCAGTTGTTACACTAACTGAATTAAAATTAGACAACTCTTAATGTATCCTACAGATGATAGTTTTTGGGTAGCATATAAGCAACATAATTTCGTACCCACACTAATAACTGAGATAAACACACAACACACGCAGAGAGAATGGGCACTAAGGTTTGTCAAACAATTCCGCAACTGTATAGACATAGGCAGTCAATATGGTTTCTGGACAAGGAGACTGCAACAGAAGTTTAACATTGTTCACTGTTTTGAATCCAGCACACTTGCCAGACAATGCTTTGTGAAGAACATCGATATGAAAGGTATCAAGTTGTATCCATATGGATTGTCTTACAAGAAAGAAAGATTAACAAGTAATGGAGAAGGATTTATTAATTTTAGGAACTTTGAAGAGAACATAGGGTACCAAACGTTTATCGAGGTTAAAACCCTAGACAGTTTCAAACTGACAGACATAGACTTCATAAAGATAGACGTGGATGGATTTGAACTGCAAGTTTTAGAAGGAGCAAGGGAAACAATAAGGCAATCATCTCCTGTGATCTGCATGGAGAGTAAACCACTCAAGAGGAGAAAAACGCACAATCAATCTAAACGTCTATTACTCAAAGAGGGTTACAGATATGAATCACAAATTAAAAATGAACACATATGGGTTAAAAAAGTTATATAACTACTAAATTTACCATGTTCTACTATAAATAGAAGTAACAATTGTGACCGGAGCGGTCACTTTAGTCATTTAATCAGAGAACATAAGGAGGATTAAAAATGGCATACACAGGAACATTAGTCGCAGGCGGTCATGGAAACTTTATAACACCAAATCTGGAACATTCAGCAGATGGTGTAGCAGTTGACTTTATCACTGTAGACTATATCAACACTATGGCAGGTGAGATTACTCACAACATAGCGGCGGCAAACACAGCGGGTCTTCATCTAGCATTTGAAGCAATCCAAAACCAAGGTGTTAATATCTTGGGTAAGGGTGCTTTAGGTAACTCAAACACTGAGCAAACTTACATGGTTAGAAGAGACTCATTAGACACAACAAGTTCAACTACAACGGTAGCGGCAATTCAAGCGGCAATAAGAGCTCTTGATGGATTGACTCCAGACAAAGTTACAGCAACAATTACTTCTGCAACAGCGACTGATAGAGATATGTCCGATACTGCACTTTAGTAGATAATAGGTTATAGGAGGAAAATAATATGGCTTATACAGGAGCAAGTGTTGCCGGAGGAGAAGGTAACACAACATTCAACGCAACAAACGTAGAATTCTTAGGTAAAAATTTAGAATTTATTACTATAGATTATCTAGCGGCAGTGAATGGAAAAACAGCAAAAGACTCTACTCAGTATGTTGCAGAATTAACTATGCAAAAATACGCGAATTTAGTAGGTGGAGGTCCTTTAGCTGACTCAAACACACAAAAAACGTACATGATTGAACACGCCGATGCATTCGTAGGATCAGCGGCAACTTCAGGCACAGGTGCGTTTACATTAACAACAACAACTGATGCCGCGGCAGTGGCAACTTTGCAAACTGCAATTCAAGCATTAGGTACAGTCGATTCAATTGACTTATCAAGTGCAACAGCATCAGCGTCTAAGTTAGCAATTCTAACTGCGGCTATTGTTTAGTAACATAGGGATATAGGAGAATATAATTATGCCAGCAACAAGTAACGCAACAGCGAATATGTCAAGAAGACAAGCATTCAATGGTAAAGGTTTAACTTTCATTGAAATGATTTTTGACACAGAGGTAACTGAAACAGCAACAACTCCAGACACTAAAGATAGTGCTTTTGAAGTTTGTAGTCAAGTTGTTGAAGAAAAAGGAACATTACTAGCAAAGTCTTACGCATTAGGTTGTAAAGCAACTGAAAAAGACGCGGCGATCGCGGCTTCAATTGTAGAAGACGACTTATGTGATGTTTATAATTTCATCGTAGAAGGTACACCAGGTCAATTCAACAACAACGATTCAGTTGGTGATGTTAACTTGGATCCAGGTCAAGCAAACAGTTCTGACCCAGGAGTAATAGCAGATGCAGAAGCAGACCTAGAAGTTACAATTCTAGCAAACTTAACTGCAGACTATGACTCAGCAGGTTCAGTTCACGTTGACGTGAGATACATACCATCAGACGGAGTAACTTCAGCAGGTGCTGAAGCCGTTTACGGTACAAGCTCTGCTAGAGTTAACGGTTAATAGTTAATACTAGAAATTAAATTACCAAAAAGGGCGGATCTTTAATTAGGTTCGCCCTTTTTCTTTTAAGTAAATATCCATAAAGGAGAACACTATGATAGAGAAATTCACAGTAGAGATAGCAGTAGGAGACAAACTTGAAGTTGGTCGTTTCCACCTAGCCAATCAAACAATAACAGCAATAGAATTAGATAAATGGGGACACCCAGTAGTAACAACAAATTCGGGTAGAAAGTTTTCAATGCTCGCCAAAAGACTTAAAAAATTAATACCAGAAGATGTAAAACGAATAGTACCATTAACAGATTATAAAGAAGTAGAAAAACAATAATGCCAACACCTGTAGAGACTACAATTGAGATTATATTAGATCCTGGCTCACGGTTGAGGGATATATCTCCACTAGTATATCAATTACCAAAAGACAGTACAAAAGCATACGAACCTAGAATGAGATACTTAGATCTAAGTTGTTCCGCGGCAAAATCTACTAGAGCTTGGCTTAGAAAAGAATATGGCAATATTGAATTACAAGTACCGCCATTTGACAAATACGAAGACCAATCAGATATTTTTGCAATGATTAGAGAACCAAAAGAAAGATGGTGGTCAGGTGTAAGAGAATGGATGAACAACTTGCCATGGTATGCCTGGTGGCAAAATGAAAAAATTATGGCTCAATGGCCACACTTTAATAGGTTTACAATCGCTCAACACGTTACAGTAAATCAAGTAAATCCAAAACACTTAATAAAAGTTGATGGGGATTTAGATAAACGAATGATTACATTCGCAAGAAAACATAGACTAAAACTGTATGGACCTTTTGACCGAAGGAGAAATTATAGATACGCAGACATACCAAGAAAAGAAATGGAAGACAAAGGAAGATCACAATTAGAACGTTGGCTTAAAGAAAATCCAAAATGTCAAGAACAATTAGATATCTATTTAGAACCCGATTATGTTCTTTGGAATAAGGTTAAAAATCAAAGTTAATGTATGAATTTAGAGTCCACACTCTTGTAGACATTACAGACAACGGCAGTTTGCATAGAACTTTTCCTTTTAAAACACCGGGTGGAGAAGTTGTACACGATAAACAAACATTAGCCATAGCAAGAAATCAAAATAGTAATTTTAATACTATGTTGCAACTACTTCAAATTAGAGGTAACGTTACTTGGGAAGTTCCGCCTACAAGAATAAACGATACATTAGGCAACAGTGCATTTGGTTCTGCATATGAAGGAAAACATCTAAGTTGGCATTTTTCATTCTTTGTTGAACAAGACGAAGTCTATGGAGATCGCCTAAATCCAACAGCACAATTAATTGATGATTTTGATTTAGTACCAATAATTAATTTTTGTAAAGAAACTGCTACATTTCCTACAAGTACTTTTATAACACAAGATCATAGAACAATAAACACGTACTTTTCATACGCCGGAGAAATCAATAAATAGTAATGATTAAGGCAAACACAGGCAAACACAGGCAATTTAGGCATGACACAGGCAGAGTTAGGATACCATTTTTACGAAATACAAAAGGAATTGCGATATATGGCAACTGAGTTAGAAAAAACAAACCTAGAAGCACACGTTGATCTGTGTAGTGAAAGATACAAAGGACTACATGATAGACTATCTGCTATTGAACACCGTTTAGGTAAAATTAACGACGACATGAAAACAGGTCAGAAATCCAATTCTAGAACAGTTATAGCCGCGGCAGGTACAGTTATAGCAGGACTACTTTCAACTATGGTAGTTCTTCTAATGAAAATGCCTATTTAATATAATTACTTTAAACATCAATTACCAAATATATGTTCGTACAAATAGCACCACACGTCAAAGTATTCCTTACTCAAATTCAAATTGAGTTTGTTAACAAATATAAAAATAAAGAATCATTTCGTAGCACAGATTTATTACCAGAAGAGATTGAGATTGCAAAAATATTAGGAGACAAAAGTATTTTTGTTAGAAAAAAACTTGACATTGGTGTACAATACGCTTTAAATAGACGTATAAGATTTGTGAAGGATGCCAAAAAAAGATAAACATAAACCGTTTAATGAACTAGTAAGACAAATTGAGGCTTACGGACTCAAGGATAAACTTGCGGACTTGGCACACAAGGAAGAAGCAAGAAGACCATTCCGTCACTTACCCAAGCAGTTCTCTAAAGGTATTTTAATAGGTAACATAGCAATCGTACCTAAGAAGCATACAGGTACAAGATATGTGTATGTTATTGCTGATATGTTAGAAGCAAAAATACTACATGATGATATTAACTTAAAACAATCAGCAATCTTAATCGCACACCATTTGGCAGATGATAAAAATACACCACATCAAGTAATGGAATACGACACACATTTTGCTTCACAACTGTTTAATATAACAAGTGCTAAACGTATGGTTAAAATGGCACAAAAAGAACGTGATGATAGCAAGGAAGAGATATATTTACAACGATTAGAAGATGCACACCTTTTAGCCGACGAATATAAGGGTAAGATACAAGAAATATTCCAGTCCACCTTTAAATAAATATGACTAAATAATGTTATGCAAAGCAGTGAATTAACAAAACCAATTACAACAGAGTCATTACTAAAAGAATTTGAATCTAGGTTCAATCAAACAATGGACTTAACTAAATTCACTAAAGAAGATCTAGAGGATATGGCTAACAAAGTAAGAACTAAAATTCACGAAATTACACAAAACACACATTTTGGACAAGAACTGACAGATAACAACTATCAGAAGAGCCAAATGATGTTGGACGTTGTAAACCAAGCAATTAAAGAATATGGTGGAAACAACGAGAATCCAATACTATCAAAAGCATCAGAACCAATCAAAACCAAACTATCAAAAGGACAAGCATTAAGTCCAGATGAAAGAGGAGCGGCTTCAAAACTTATGGCAAGTAAAGATGTTAAAGAAGGTGTAGAAGAACAATCAGAATTAATATTAGCGGCTAAGGATATGATGGACAAAGTTACATCATTCTTAGAAGATCTAGCATCAATGAAGACAGAAGGTATGTTAGAACTAGCAGACAGAATCAGAGACGAGATGGGTGCTGAGAAATCAGACGCATTTCTACAAAAAATCCAACCAGCGATTGAACAGGCAGAAGCAACTCTCGCAACAACTCGACAAGAGTTAGATAACGGTGTAAGAATTTTGACCGGAGAGGAAGTTGCATCAGACCCTATGGGTGCCGATGACACGATGAATATGGATGACCCAGACGCGGACTTAGATG